GGGCCCTTGGCTTTTAAGCTACAGCAGGTACTAAAAGATTTTAATGATAATGACTACTTGCTATTAATGGGAGACCCTGCTATAATAGCGCTTGCTGGTGCAATTGCCAGTGACGTTAATAATAGAAAGTTCAAAGTTCTAAAGTGGGACCGAGATGAAAAAAGATACTACGATATAGAAATAGATTTGAGAGGATAATATGAATGATTTAGTTAAACAGATGCAAGAAGACTCTGATGCTATACCAGAGAATGCTATGGGTAAGATTGGTGCAGTTGCCAATGACATTGCAGACACAGAAGAAGAAATTGCAAATTTAAAAGAACAATTAAAAAGTAAAGAAGATTATGCTAGAAAACTTTCAGAAGAAGTTTTGCCTAGTCTTTTTTCAGAAGTAGGACTATCAGAATTAAAATTAGCTGATGGCCGTAGATTAAAAGTTTCCGAGACTTACACTGCTGCTCCTTTAAAAGAGAACAGAGAAAAAGTATGGTCTTGGTTAAGAGACAATGGATTTGGGGATTTAGTAAAGAACCAAGTCACTTGTAGCTTTGGAAGGAATGAAGATGAGAAAGCTAGTAGCCTTATATCTGATCTCTCTGAGAGAGGGTTAGAGTCTACACAACGCGAGTGGGTTGAACCTTCCACCCTTCGCGCCTTCGTCCGTGAACAATACGAAGCAGGTATAGAACTTCCTATGGATCTTCTAGGTGCTAAAATTATTCACAAAACAACAATTAAATCTTAAATAGGTAAACAATAATGAATAAAGTAGTAAAGATTAAAGAGACTACCTTAGACCTTGCGGTTCTCGCAGAGGATTCTAAGACAATGAGTGGATTTGGTACGCTTAATCTAGCAAGGGATACAGCTATTCCTTACATTAGTATTTTGCAGACAACCAGCCCGCAAATTAACCCTTCCAAAGCTGAACATATTGAATCAGCAAAAGCAGGGCAACTGTTTAACACAGTTACACAGGAAACTTTTGATACATTAAAAGTTATCCCTGTATACTACCATCTTAAATACGTAGAATGGAAACCTAGAGAACAAGGTGGTGGGTTTATTAATTCTCATGATGCCGAAAGTGGTATTATTGGACAAACCAAACGTGATCCTATGAACGGAAAAATGACATTACCTAATGGTAATCATATCGTTCAAACAGCTTATCATTATGTTTTAATGTTAGATGCTGATGGCGGATACCAAAATGCTGTGATTAGTATGTCTTCAAGTCAACTCAAGAAGAGTAGACGTTGGAACAGCTTAATGCTTTCACAAAAAATTAAGGGTCCATCTGGGATGTTTACTCCTCCTACATATGCAATGACTTATTCACTATCTTCGGTAGGTGAGTCTAATGACAGAGGTAGTTGGTTTGGATTTTCAATTGAGAAAGGTGAATTAGTAACTGATGCTTCTATATACGGCGAAAGTAAAGTCTTCGCTCAATCCGCTGCTAGTGGATCTGTAGATGCTAAACCAGCTGCTCCACAAATCACAACTGAAGCAAAGCCTAAAGTAGACGACGAATCAATACCGTTTTAATTTAACCATTAATTAGAACTGGAGGGTTCGTGAAAGTTGAAAAATTTAAATCTATTTTTGAAGGTTTAGACGTAGCTTATGGTCAGCACCAGCCGCAAGGCTCGCGTGCTGACGGCAAGCAACAAGGTAAATCTTACATGGTAAGGAAGGAGGTTACCCATGAGTTATGGGAAAAACATTTGGAGGGTGAGGGTCCGTCTCTTGGGATTATTCCTATTAGGGCTGACAATACTACTAAGTGGGGATGCATTGATGTTGATACTTATCCTTTGGATCATCGCTCTCTTATTATTAAAATAAGAAAATTAGGATTACCTTTAGTATACTGTAAATCTAAAAGTGGTGGTGCCCATTTATTTTTATTTATGAAAAATCCTATAGCTGCTAAATTAGTTAGAACAAAATTAACTGATATGGCTTCTTCTCTAGGTCAATCAGCATCAGAAATATTTCCAAAACAATCTGGTATACAGCCAGAAAAAGGAGATTTAGGCAACTTCTTAAATCTACCTTATTTTAGAAGTGATAAGTCATCTAGATATGCAATTAAAGATAATGCTGCAGCTGCAACTATAGATGAATTCTTTGAAATGTACGAGAAGTACAGTGTCGATGATATAGATTCTATTGGTACAATTAAATCTGAAGCTATTGTTGATGGGCCTCCGTGCTTACAATCTTTATGTAGCCAAGGATTTCCAGAGGGAGGTAGAAACAATGGATTATTTAGTCTTGGTGTATATTTAAAAAAGTTTGATGAACAACACTGGGAGGAACAATTAGTAAAATATAACTTAGAATACATGAAGCCACCTTTAGTACACACTGAAGTTACTACTCTTATTAAGACTTTAAATAAAAAAGACTATCAATACAAATGTAAGGATCAGCCTATTTCTTCTTTTTGCAATGTTAATATTTGTAAGACAAGAAAACATGGTGTGGGTGCATCTAACGTATCACAACAACTTGGAGCTTTATCTAAGTTATGTACTGAACCACCTATATGGTTTTTAGAGATACCTTCTGATGATCCAACTTCAGATTTAAAATTACAATTAACAACAGAAGAATTACAAATACAAACAAAGTTTCAAAAGAGGTGCATGGAAGTTATAAACATCATGCCACCTTTAATGAAGCCATCAGACTGGCAACAATTAGTTAACAGCAAAATGCTAACCGCATTGTTAATTGAGGTGTCTAATGATGGGTCTGTGTCTGGTCAATTTATTGCTCACCTCCAGGAGTTTTGTACTGACCGGGCACAGGCGCAAAATAGGGATGATATCCTATTGCGTAAACCGTGGACTGAATCAAATTTGGAGGAAGTAGGAGGTAAGACAGAAGATGTAAGTAGAACTTATTTTAGACTTAAAGATTTACATGCATATTTATTAAGGCAGAAGTTTACCCATTATACTAACACAGGTCAGATTATAGCTGAATTGCGTAAGATAAATGGTTTACATAAATTTATGAAATTAAAGAAACAAGGCGTAAATACATGGGGTATTCCTGCTTTTAATCCAATTGACTCAGAACATGCGATACAGGAGCAAGATGAAGTACCATTCTAAATCAAAAAGAAATGTAACTGACTTAAGATATGTGGAATCAGAAAAAGGATATTTTTATAATTTATGGGCCTCAATTAAATATGTCAGGAATGTTCCTTATAGTATTAAAAGCAGGGATCATCTTTTAGAACTGTGGAATAAACATAAAAAAGAGTATGGTCCTTGTTGTAGATATACTGGGGTTGAACTTACTACTAAACGTTCCACTGGTGAAGGTTGGAAAAAGAGTAGACCTACTAATATATCCGTTGACCGTGTAGATCCTAGACTTCCTTATGAAGAAGGAAATATTGTCTTTTGCACATGGGAATTTAATAACAGAAAAAGTGGTGTCACACCTGATGATTGTAAACAAATACTGAAAGTATGGGAGGAGCATCGTGCCAAAAGTTAATATAATACTAGGACCTCCAGGAACTGGGAAAACTGAGAATTTACTACGGATCGTGGACGAAGAACTTAAAAACAATACTGGCCCGAATAAGCTTGCCTTTGTTAGTTTTACAACGAAAGCTACTGATGAAGCTAGGAACAGAGCTAAGGCTAAATTTAATTATACTGATGATGATCTACCTTACTTTAGAACTTTACATTCCTTTGGTAAGAGACAATTAAACATGGCTAATTCTGAAGTAATGAGGTCAGCAGATTACAAAAAATTTGCAGATGATTATGGTGTAGATATGACTTTTGTGTCGGCTGATTGGGAAGACAATGGACTTGTTAAAACAGATAATATTTTTATTAGAGAGTACAATAAATCCAGAATGAAAATGATGGAACTTGATCAGTATTATAATAAAGAAAATTGTGATTTTTCTTGGAATGAATTTTTAAGAGCACGTAATTCTTTAGAGGAATTTAAACACAGGAATAATAAAAGTGATTTTACTGATATGTTATCTTTGTTTGTAGAGACTGGTAATGTACCGGAGTTAGATGTAGTTATTGTAGATGAAGCGCAAGATTTATCTTTACTGCAGTGGAAAGTATGTGAGAAATTATTTAAAAATGCTAAACGTGTTTACATAAGTGGCGATGATGATCAAGCTATTTTTAGATGGGCTGGTGCAGATGTAGAATATCTTATTAACATGAAGGGTAACCATCAAGTATTGGATCAATCATATAGATGTCCAAAGCTTGTCCACAATGTGGCTGATGAAATTGTACAGAGAATCTCCAACCGTCGCCCTAAGATCTGGAAACCTAGGGATGTTGATGGAAGTGTAAGATACCATGCCTACCCAGAGAGTGTTAATGTTAGAGAAGGAAATTGGTTAATTTTAGCTACTTGTAAATACATGTATAATGAAATGGAAGATGATTTAAGAGTTCAAGGATTGCCATATAAAAAAGATGGTAAGTTGCCTATAGATAAAGAACTTCTAAACGCAGTTGATACCTGGGATAGATTACATCGTGCTGAATATGTATCTTATAAAAATATTAAAGATGTATATAGTTATCTACCTTCTAAAACAGGACTTGAGCGTGGACATAAAAACATGCAAAGTTTTACTGATGAAAATAATGAGTATAATCTTGTAGATTTACAAGATAACCATGGTCTTAAACTTTTTAACGTTCCTTGGGATGTAGCATTTGATTCAATTGGAACAAAAGATGCAGAATATATTAGAAATCTTCAAAGGTTTGATAACGTAACGGCAGAGCCTAAAATTAATATGAGTACTATTCATGTGGCTAAGGGTGGGGAATGTGACAATGTTATGTTGATGACAGACCTATCAAGAGCCAATCAAGTAGAAATGGAAAAAAATTCGGATGATACGAATAGAGTAATGTATGTGGGCGCTACTCGAGCTAAAAAAACTCTGCATGTAATCAATAACCAAAATTATGGAGGATTTAGAATATGAATAAGAGTGAAATATTATTAAAAGCTGCTGAGTTAGTAAGTGGAAAAAGACAAGAAACCCATGGAGATATTAAAACAAACCATGAACAGATAGCAGAGTTTTGGAACATACTATTAGACGATAAGCTTCAACCTGCTTCAGCCATTACTTCTGATGAAGTAGCAACTATGATGGCGTTATTAAAAATATCAAGGTCACAGCAAGGTAAATCTAATGTAGATGATTATGTTGATGCATCGGCATACATGGCCATCGCAGGGGAGTTAAAAAATGGATCTATTTAATAAAGACGAGGTAAAGGCGGAGTGGTTACATCCTACAAAATTTCCTTCTATGAAAGGAAGGGATGTAGTAGCTATTGATCTTGAGACTTGTGATTATGATTTAAAGAAAATGGGCCCGGGATGGGCAAGAAGAGCTGGAATGGTCATAGGTATTGCCATATCTAGTGGTGATTTTACTGCATACTATCCAATAGCACATGAAGGTGGGGGAAATATGGACAGTGGACCTGTCTTAAAATACATTAAAGAAGTATGTGAAGATGAGTCTATACAGAAAGTATTTCACAATGCACAATATGATATAGGATGGTTAAGTACCATTGATATTGAAGTTAAAGGATACATACATGATACAATGATAGCTGCTTCTCTTCTTAATGAGAATAGATTTAGTTATGCTTTAACTAGCATAGGTTTTGAGTATTTAGGTGAGAGAAAAAATGAAACTTTACTTAAAGCAAAGGCTTCTGAATTAGGATTAGATCCTAAAGCAGAGATGTATAAGTTACCTGCTGAATTTGTAGGAGAATATGCAGAGGCTGATGCTCTTTTAACTTATAAACTACATGAAAGATTTAAATCAGAGTTACAGAGGGATTCAGTAGAAACAGTTTATGACATAGAATGTAGATTAATTAGAGTTATATTTAACATGACAAAGCGTGGTGTTCGTATTGACATGGATAGAGCGGCAGGATTAAAGATTAAATTAAGAAATAAAGAAAAGAAATATCTTAAAAGAATAAAAGATTTAGTAGGAGAAGATGTACAAATCAATGCACCTAGGTCAGTAGCTAAAGCTTTTGATCAAGTGAACCTAGAGTATCCGACCACCGACCTTGGAGCTCCGAGCTTTACTCAGACATTTTTAGAAACACATAAGCATGAGTTGCCTCGTATGATAACTAAAGCGCGTGTACTTAATAAATTACAGGGTACATTTATTGATGGGATCAGTAGATATGTACATAATGGCAGACTTCATGCACATATTAATCAAATTAGAGGTGATAGTGGTGGAACTGTTACAGGTAGATTTTCTATGTATGCTCCTAATTTACAACAAATGCCTATCAGAAGCGAGTTCGGTTCAGAAATACGTAAAATATTTTTACCAGAACTCGGAGAGTATTGGGCATCGGCAGATTATTCTCAACAAGAACCTCGTATTCTTACACATTTTGCAGTGTTAAATAAGAACGAAGGGGCAACAGAAGTTCAAGAAGCTTTTATTAAGGGTTTGGATTTTCATAAACAAACAGCAGAAATGGCTGGTATAGATCGTAAACTGGCTAAGACTATTGGTCTTGGGGTTATGTATGGAATGGGTTACAAAAAAATGGCGTTAGATTTAGATATCTCACCTATGGAAGCAAAAACTTTACTTAATCAATTTAGATCTAAGGTTCCTTTTATGCAAGGAATGCTTGAAGCTGTTATGAACCGGGCGAACGAAGTAGGAACAATTAGAACCTTTTTAGGAAGAAAATGTAGATTTGATTTCTGGGAACCTTCTTATTTTAGCGCTGGTGTCTACAATAAACCTATGTTATTAAAAGAGGCTAGTGCAGAGTATGGCCCCTCTCTTAAAAGAGCTGGTACCTACAAAGCGCTTAACAGATTGATTCAAGGCACAGCTGCGGATCAGACAAAAAAAGCTATGGTTGATGTATATGAAAAATTAGGTGTTACACCCCTTATCCAAGTACATGATGAGTTGAATTGTAGTGTAAAATCTGATAAAGAGGCACAAGAAATAAAAAACATTATGGAAACTTGTATAGATTTAAAAGTACCTTCTAATGTAGATTATAAAGTTAAAGACAACTGGGGAGAGGCTAAATAATGAGTGATAAACCAATTAAAAAAGCAGCTGTAGGCTACAAAGAACAAGGTAAAAGTAGGGCAGCTAATCAAAAACCTGTGAAAGGTGTTAAGCCTGGTTTCGCTATTAATCATGAGCAAATGGAATTTGAGAGAAGAAAACTTCTTGAAGAAATGTCTGCTAAAATGAGTCCTAATAAGAAACAATTAAACATGATGGCTGCAGTAGCAGCTACAGAAGAACCTAAATACTTTAAAACTACAAATTTAACAAAAGCTGGGAAACCAGCAGTATATGATGGAACCGATGGATTAGGTGAACCAAGAGAACCAACAATGCGTATTTTATCATTAGGAGCTGGTGTTCAATCATCATGCTTAGCTTTGATGGCGCAAGAAGGATTAACTAAACATAAACCAGACTTCATGATCTTTGCTGACACTGGGTGGGAGCCTAAATTTGTCTATGAGCATGTAGAATATTTAAAGAAAGCAATAACTATTTGTCCTATTATCACTGTAGAGAGAGGAAATCTTAGAGAGGACCTTATTAGAGCAGCGA